GTAAATTTAGCATTAACATCTGATCCATCACCATCAAACATGTTAATTCTTTGTTGGAATTGATCTGGATTTGGACCGGTATCCACAATTACAGGATCCTTTGATCCAGAAGCCCTACCACCGATTGTTATTGCATACTTATTACCAGACTTAAATGTTCCTGTTAAACTTACAGAACCCTTTTCTTTTTTCTTCTTTCTATCAAAGAATAATTCTCCATTCTCTGATTGTAATCTGAGATTGTCAAGTGCAATTCCAGCATTACCTGGATCATCATCATAATCCAAAACAAAATCTATTTCGACTAGATCATTTCCACCAGCAAGAAGGAAATAACTACCACCTTCTTTTAAGAACATTCCACCAGGAGGAACTTCATCTTGTGTAGTTGTAGTTGTTTCAAGAGGTGTTTGGAAATCTTTCGTTCTAAAGATTTTTTGATCGACATATGTAAATGTTTCCGAAGAAAAATTAGTCAACTCAAGAGAGATTGTGTGCATCCCTTTGGTGATGAATACACTTTGGAACTTTGGTATGCCTCTAAAGTTTTTCCACTTAATGTCACCAGAACCTTTTACATCAAATGCAACTCTTCCATCAACAAATATTTTTGCAATGTTATCTCGCTGAACGGCAAACTTATAGAATCCATCATATGGAATATCTATAGGCCAAGAATTAGTAAATGGAATTCCTCCAGCATCTGTATTGGGTAGACTCAAAGGAGGAACAGGAGAGATAGCATATCTGTCAAAGAAATCAGTCCAGTATCCTGGTCTTGGCGCATCATTAGAATCACTCCATGTGACTGGCCACCATCTTTCTGCTGCAGTAGGATATCTAGTTGTCCATATGGGATTGTTGGGACATCTACCAGTCTGTTGAGGAATTGGTTCTTGTGGTATAGGAGGGAGAGGAGCATCAATAGCAAGAGATACTCCCATTGGATTGTCAAGCCATGCTCTCTTTTCCAATTCATATGCATCAGCAATAGACGATAGAATTGTCATTGCAATTCCCATTGGGTTTTGATCCTGATCTCCAACCCTACCAATATTAGTACCTTTTAATGTTCCAGCAGCATCAGATTGCTCAAGTACAGCAGTGATGTCATATCTGCCTGCTTCCATTGATTTAGCAACAGTCAATTTATCACTATTACCTCCACCAGCCTTCTCTATTACAATTGGTTCTTGGTTGTTTCCACTAATCGTAACAGTAACAAAGTCATCACACATTAATTCAAATGTGTAAACTGTTTTATCTGGAAAGTTAACACCTCTCCATACAATTTCATATGAACCTGCAAAACTTTCAGTTCTAGCATCAGGTTGATTGGGATTTACTGGAGTAACTCCAAAAGTATTAAAGAAATTATTATCTCGATACGCACTAGATGGATTAGTTCTATATAATTGCCTATTTGCTCTACCAATAAAGTCAGTAGTTGTAAAAAGTTCTTTCGATGGTTGAGTCACAAATCTTGCAGACTGTGCTGCTGTTGCTTCTTTTACAACTCTACCACCAGAAAGATTCTCAGCAGTTAATGCAGTGAATTGTGCATTAACATCAAATCCATTTTTTGCATTGTCATCAAATTCAATTCTTTGCTTCTCCTGATCTGGGTTTGGACCCGTATCTACAATCCTAAATCCAGCTGTGCTACTGTCATGATCAAAGCTGACTTTATATTTTTTACCGTTTCGGAATGTTCCTTTCTTTCTTATGTTTCCTTTCTCATCATTAGGTCCTTTTCTTTTAAACGATAGAGGTCCATCTTCTGTATCTATGGTAACTTCAAGAAGATATCCACTATCTTTTGCATCATCATCCCAGTTAAACTGAAATTCAATTTTTACTAAATCATTTCCACCAATAAGATAATAATATTGACTACCCTCTTGTAAGAAAATTCCACCAGGTTTTTGATTTTCTACGACTGCTGCTGTTGCTGCTACAGCATCTGCAACTTTCTCCTTATAAAATCCACCATTCTTTAGATCAATTCTAATGATGTGAACACCTGCTTTAATAAACTTACTCTTCTTTGCTGGTGCTTCATTAAAACTAGCACAGGACATTACCTTTTGATTATCAATATAGACATCTTTTATAGCACTATCAGCAGTTCCTCTGAACTTATAGATTCCATCATATGGGAAATCTTCTTCCCATTCCATCTGGAATAACTCAGTTGCAAAGTCAGATCCTGGTGCAGCAGATGGAGGAACAGGAGAAACTGCAAATTTGTTCATGAATTTATTCCATACAAATCCCTTATCTATTGTAGCCTGAAGATTTCCAGGTGCTTTTTGATCTTGGAATGCACGATATGGTTTATCAGTAACTTGATGAATAACTGTGGTTACTTTATCTGTAGCAGTAATTCTTAATGGTTGTTCTTTTCTAGTATTCCACCAAGGTTTCGTTAATGTCTGAAGGAAGTCTTGATACTCATTGATTTCCCTACGAATAGGATTGTCAGTAAAACTAGCATACAATGTTGGATCCCATTGACCAACATCCTTTCCACTTGCATCAAATCTTCTTCCAAATCCAGCAGTAGAGGTATCCTTAATAATGTAATCTTCAAAATCTGATTCTTGATCAAATATTTCTAATTGTTCTGTAACATCACCAAGAACAGATCTTACAACAGCACCTGCACCAATACCACAACCATCTTTAACTTCTGTCAAAGGTGCATATTGATATCCATGGCCACCATGAATTAAGTCAACAGCAAGAACTGCACCGTCTTCACCAATAATAGGATTTCCTTGAACTCCTACTCCACCTCCGCCATAGAAGAATGCCCTTGGAGGTCCACACTCACTATCTAATTGAATACCTTCACATGTGTCATATTGATTTCCACCAAGATCTTCAATTGTCAGAGCATTGACTTCGTTGATATTTAAATATCGAATTCTTTCTCTAGTTTTTAATATAAATGTTGCACCAGGATTACTCTTCGCGTAAATATTAGCGTCGTTTTTAGAAACTCCGTCAATAAATCCTCTTGTAGTTGAAATGTATCCAACCTTAATATCATCTGGTGTTGGTTGTCCGAAGATATTGAACGACATAAGTTTCTATATATGCTTTTTACCAAGCGTAAAGATATTTAGGCACGAGTTAGTAAAGTGTCAAATCAACATCTTCTTGATTTGAAGGAGGTTCTGCAAAAGGTTTCTCTTCAGTAGTAGTAACATTACCTGATGAATTAGCAACATTATCTCCAATTGATTTTGTACTAGGAGTTTGAGAGTCTGGTTGTCCTGCTCCTCCGCCACCAAATGTATAAAAATCAGAGACTGCTGAAGTAGGATCAAGTTCACATCCAAAGATATTCATTTTTACATTTTGGAACTGTAGTGCTGATGTCATACTTCCACCAATGTCTCCAATCAATCCATTAATATCACCCAAGGCATTACTGACACCTGCCATTTGACTTTGAATATCATCAATAAATGCATTAACATTATCTAATAAGTTGTTATTTGCATCGTCAATTTCAGATTTTTTACTAGCCATAACATCACCAACTAAACTTTCCGCATAGCACATTGGAACATTTGGTTTTGTTGGTTCTCCATCTGCTTCACCTTTGCTAGCTTGATCTCGAACTTGCTGCTCTATGTCATCAGGTTTGATCGCACCATTCAATAGTGATTCAATCATTCCACATAGATTAGATGTCATCTTATTATAAAGACATAAGATTAACTCAGTAGTTTGATCTTTGATATCAGCAAACTGAAATCTCATGCTAGATGGCAATGCTGCAACTGCTTTTGTCAAAGCTGTATTGAGTAACTTTAAAGCATACTCCATAACTTTGTCAAAGATGATCTTCATGTATTTTGCAATTTCACAAGATGCATTGTGAATTACTGATTGCAAACTATCTACAGTATTAGAAACTGCATCAATGTAACTTGAAATTGCATTCAAATACTTATCAATTTTTGAAAGCATATTATCAAGAGCAGTTTGAATTGCTTTGATTGCTGAACCAACAACATCATCAGGTTTCATCAAGACAATCTTTTCTTGATATTTTTCATCTCTCTTTACATCTGATGAACTCAGTCTATGAGGATTGGCAATGCTCTCCATAGCTGCACCAGGTTGAGATGCAGTTATAGAAGAACCTGAATTAGAGTTTGGTTGAGTAGTTCCTGTTGGTTTTGAAGTTGTAAGATCCTCATCAGGTACTTTCTCTCTAGCAGCAGGTTCTTTTGGTACTGTTCCTTCAGCATATCCACTGGTAGGTCCAAAGTTGGTATCAGTTTTACCAATTGTGGTTTTTAATGATGTCTGATCATTGTTACCAAGTATTCCCATGATAACAGGAACTTGTTGATCCTGTCCATCAAGAAAGAATCCAAAGACAAAGTTGCCCTGTCTTATGTTAGGAGTTTGTTTTGCATTTGTTTGACCACCACCAGCAGTGATGGGATACATCACCTGAGCCCATGGCAGTTGATCTGATGGAATGGTCTCTTCTTCTTTATCGTGAAGACCTATGATGCGAACTTTATATCTTCTTCCCCATCCAGGAACTGTATTGGATCCTTCAAATTTTCCAGCTAAATGATTATCTCTCCAGGTGGAATCGTCAGCAACCTGACCAACCCACCATAGAAAGTTGCCACCTAAAAAACCAGGATTGAATAAAGATCCGCCTTCCATTAGTTATCAGTCTTCGTAAATTCTACATTCGTCTGCATCTGGATTCTCATCACAGTACATTTCAAACATTGTGGGATCATGATGATCACCTGCTTCTATTTCTTTCTTATGTTCTTGAGCATAACGTTCTAGATGCTCTAGTTCATCTGCTGTATGACGACGCATCTGAGGTGAAATCGTTGGGTCATGAAGGATTTCCTTATCCTCTTCAATGTGCTGTTCGATTGTTCTTTTTTCTGCCATTTTTGTTACTATGAATGGTTACCTGTTCTACCAAAGGAATCTCTCACAAGATTTAATTTAGTGTACGTCTCTTTTGGTGTTATGTAATGACATAAATCAGCTATAATATATAGTCCACCATTTTGCTTGTTAATCTCATCGTTCTTGGTATCTGTTTGCAATTCAGGTGCATCCAAGAATATGACATCACCAGCATGTAATGAGAAATCTCCTGGTATCGTGATGTTCGACTTTTGAGAGTACATTTGATTATACCTCATGATCGATTGATTTAGTGTAGATTGAGGCTCAAAGTTTTGTTCTCCTGACTTTTTAATTTGCTCACTATTTTTTCCTTTACCTGATCCGGTAGGTAATGTTCCTTTATCTAAAAGCATATAAGTTGTTCTGGAAAACTCTTTATTATTTCCAGGTCTATTAAATTCATCATTTAATTTTGGCAAATCTTTACCTGCAGTTTTGTATGAATCTTTCTTTTGATCTGCACTAGGAGTGATGACTTGATAAAAGCAGTTAAATGGATCAAACAAAATTGTTCTTGTAGAGAATGCTCCCATCTGCAATTTCCTTTGCACATCAATTGCATTGTCTTTACTATATTCAAGGGCTTTCATATCATATCCCTCAGGTATATTCTGTCCTCTGGTATCTGGAGACTGGTTAAAGATTATTGATTTCTTTTTCTCCTGAGATAAAAGTCCATCGATAGATTTGAATTTAAATCCTTCAAATGTTTCAAAGAAAAAATATCCAGAACTACTGCCTTTCTTCTGATTTTGAGCAGATACTGCATTCTTTGATAACCAGTTCAATGCATAGTATGGTTTTCTATTGTTTCCTATAAAATTATAATTATTTGATGTCGTTTCTATATCTAATTTTTTCTCAGTGGCAAGATAATTCTTATCAGTTAATATTCTTTTGATATGCTCAGAAACTTTACCGTCAAATCTATTATTCAATCTGACCTTTTCATTGAGAATAAATTCTTTCGATGCCAATTCAAGTCTAACTGAGGATTTTGTAGTGTCATCAGAGAGAGGTGTTACTTTATTGACATACAAGTGATTCTGTAATTTATCACCAAAGTCTAACGTTACATCATTGTGATCAGTAAATTTTAGAAATACTTTTTCTTCTCCAACGATTGGAAGACCATCTAAAGCAGTTTTTCCATTAACTGTATTACCTGCATCCACAAAAGTTACTGTTGCACGAACACTATCTTTCATGATGCTTTCATAGTACATCAAGTTAACCAATCCACCAGTGATGCTAGTAGACTGTCCATCTTTATTTGAAATAACATCAATCCTTTCAACAAAAGATGGATCAGAACCTTTAGATGTCTGCTGATTTGCCATTTAACATTACCTCTTACTACTATTTAACCACCAACGTAAAGACTCTCATTCCATTCATCCTCTCCACCTGATGCTGAAACAGATGCAAGTTGTTTCTGTGCTGGACTGACAATCTGACTTTGTTTCATTGGAATAGGTACTGGGACAAATTGCTGCATACCACCCTCATAAGATGCATAGTTTCTCAACACACCTAGAGCACTATTGTAATCTGCTTTGTTTAGTGCTGATAAGAATCCAGGAACATTATCTTCAAGAGCTCTAGTTGTGTCTGCATCAAGAACAAACTCTGGTCCTCCAAGGTTGGCAAAGACTCCTTTACCAATTTTACCACCCTTATCTCTTACCTCAATGTGCATGTGTGTTGGGTGTGCATGATTTCCAGGACCATCTTTACCACTAGCATCTGCGATACCCCAACTATCATGGATAAGAAGTTTATTACCCATATTACCATCATTATAAATTGAATCCAGAACACTACGATATCTTGCCTTAGAATCTTCTAATGTTCCTCTCCAATCAGTAACGTCAATAGCTCTGCCATCATAATGTCCCTGACCACTATGGACAGGACTGACAGTTCCTTCTCCAGGAGTATATGATCCACCAGACGCTGTTGGTGTCTTAGTGAAGTCTGGATGTT